TTACAAACTCAACACCACCTACAGCAAATGCACCATCTATAATAAATTCTAATAGTGATATATGTAAAGTAGGCGTTGGCGGAAGTGTACAAAATAATGTACTAGGTGTAGCTACAGGTATATTAGTAGATGATGAACTTTGTCAAAGTTTAAAACTATCTCGTTCTCTATACTCAATGGGAATGAAAGTTGCAGCGGTATCAGTTTTATGCCAAGACCCAAGAGTATTTGATGCAATGACTGATGCAGGAACTCCATGCCCATATAATGGAGCTATAGGTACAGAAGCACAAAATTCTTGGATGGATAATCCAGATGATATTCCAGACGGAAGTAAATATAAAAAAGATTATGTGCAGGCAAGTAAGCCTGTAAAAGGAGAGATGAGTGATGCAGGTCATATTGCACTTTATAAGACTTTGTTCCTTATTACTACTGGTCTCCTCTTATTCTAAAGCAGATACCTGCTTACCTAATCACGAAGGTCTTTGTGAGCCAGGTGTTAATATAACAGAAGATACACAAGTAGAAGTTACTGAAGAAGACAAAGGCACAGAAATTGTAACTACTACAACTACTACAGTCACAACAACTACACAAACTATTACAAACGAAAACTCTGGTGATATATTAGATGGTAGTAATGGTTATGTATCATCTAGTCAAGAAGGTGATATGGATATTGACTGGGGTGGTCAAGGTCCTGCTAGTATGCCTACAGGAAATAATTGTTACGGGTTAGGCTCAGATAAATGTGCAGCTATTACTGGATCAGGTAATAGTACATCAACAATGGGTGTATCTGGAATGGGTACTACATTTATACAGACAGTAGACATTTCTGATTTAAATATAAATAATGGGGGAGAAGTTAAATATACAATAGAGGTAGATAAACAAGATGCTCAAGATAGAATATACATGCACATTACAGGACTTAACGGAAATAGTCAAATCTTTTCAGGAACTGACATACTGTCTGAATCTGGCGTTGCATCAGGTTACCAGTCATACAATGGGTCTTTCGATTTCAGTGGTGTTTTAAACAAAGTAACTATTGAAGTTGGTGGCAGAGATATTAATTTAGCAGTTGGACCTGTTTTTGATGATGTTACAGTAAACGTATTTTATAATGTTATTAATACAATTATTACACAACATATTACAACATTAGAAGAAATTTATTATTTAAACATATTTGATCCAACAGAAATAGAATTTGTAGAAGAAGTATTTGAATTCAATGATATAGTTGTAGATGATGGTATGATAGACTTTGCTCCTATTGAACCAGAAACAGAAGAGATATCATACGAATCTGTAGAGCTGGAGATTGATTTTGAAATGGATTTTAATATAGAGTTTGCACCTCCTCCACCACCAATGGAAATGCTACCACCTCCTGATATGGAAATGAATATGCCTATTAATATAGAAACAGTAGAAGCAGAAATAGAATTACAGTTAGAGGATTTACCTCCACCTCCAGATATGGTAGTATCAGTAGAAGAAATTCCTGAGCCTGAAATGGATATGCCAGAAACAGAAATAGAAGAAGGTCCTCCTAATATAGAAGAGGTAAAAGAAATACCAGTAGAAGTAGAAGAAACTATAGATGAACAACCAACAGAAGAAGAAACAATCGAACCCGATAGCGAAGCTACTGAGGAGCCCGTTGTGGAAGTTGAGGATAGTACCGAGCAAGAAGAAGTACAACAGGAAGAAACTGAAAAACCAGAAAAACCTGTAAAGGAACCTAGTGCTAAAGAGAAAGCAGCTACTAAAATAGTAAAAAAGATTGATGATAAAGCTAGATATGATGATGCAGCTCAAATGAAAACATTAATAGTAATGCAAATCTTAGGCAATACTAAAACATTTTTTGATACTCAATCAACAATACAAGATACAAATGTTAATGAGTATTTAAATAAAGTAATAGATGATCAGTATGGTGATCTATTTATAGCAGAACAAGGACAAATAATGGAGGATATAATAAATGCCCAGTATTGAGTATTCGGGAATGAAGATAACTGGAGGAAAGATGTTTGCCATTCTTACTTTGTTGTCTGCTCTCGGAGGAGCCGCATGGACAGGCTTTACTTTTTATCAGGATTATCTTGATATGAAGGAAAAAATAATTATGTATACGGAACCTGATCTATCATATTACGATGAGCAACTAGCAGTATTAAAATCAGAAATAGATATGATACTAGATGAAATAACACTAGTAGCTGACGTAGCTAAAGATTTAAAGAATGATATGAAAGCAGATCTACGTCAGATGAATGGTGATATTAGACATATTACAGAAATTGTAAATGATGTAGAAGATAGACAGAAAGAAGATGCTAGAGAACTTCTAGATGAAATGAAACTACTAGAAGAAAATCTTGACTTAAAAATAAATAAAGCTTTAAGTAATCCTTTATCAGGGTTGACATCTAAGAAGTAGTTACTATATAATACCTATATAGCTGCCGTAAGGAGCTAGTAAACTTTGCTTTCAAAGGAGGTATATTATGACAAGCTTAGAACAATACAATCCGTTTTGGATAGGATTTGACAATATATTCAATAGGATGGATTCTTTAGAATACACATCATTTCCACCATACAATATAAGAAAGATCGACTCTGAAAACTATGAGATCGAAATGGCTGTTGCTGGTTTTACTAAAAAGAATGTAAAAGTAAAGTATGCAGAAAATACTTTAACTATTACAGGAACTAAAAAAGACAAGCAAGATGCAGATAAACTAATACACAAAGGAATATCAGAAAAGAACTTTACTAAGAAGTTTGAATTAGCTGATGACTTTGTAGTAGAAGACGCAGGGTTGCAAGACGGACTACTTTGTGTTAAACTTAAAAAGATAATTCCTGAAGAAAAGAAGGAAAAGATTATAGACATTAAGTAATCTTACTTTCGGGGGTGTCTTTAAAGGTGCCCCCTTTCAGAATTACAGGAGAACAAATGCTAGATCAAGTTAGAAATTATAAAGAACGTATGCAAAAAGTTTTGGCTGAAGCAATAGAAGCCAATAATCAGCAGCTGCTTAGTGGCAGTACTGATGACTATGCAGGCTATAAATTCTTAGTAGGCATAGGGCAGACATTAAATGATATGTCTGACAGACTAGAAACTGAGTATAAGAAATTATACAAAGACATCGCAGGAGGAACAGATGAATAAATTACCTAAACCACAGGGTTATCGTATGTTACTTAAACCTTGGGAACCATCAGCAATGACATCAGGCGGAATACTCTTATCAGACCAAACTAGAGAGTTAGCTAAGTTTGCATGTGTAGTATCTCAAGTAGTAGATATGGGTCCAGAATGTTATAAAGACATGGACAAATCAGCTACTACGTGGTGTAAAGTAGGCGACTATGTTTTAACAGGTAAGTATGTAGGACTTAAATTCAAATATGAAAATGAAGATTATTCTATCATAAATGATGACGAAGTTGTTGCAGTAGTACCTGAACCAGATAAAATAAAACATAGATAAACCCTTGCAATACTACCACTAAATGTGGTATTATATTGTCCATAGCGTGAAACGCAGTTCGCAACTGACGGAGGTATAAATGATAGACGACCCAAAAAAAGAAGAAAATCTTAACGAAGAAATAGAAGTTGAGATTGATGAAGAGGGGCACACAGAAAGCCCATCTGAAGAGCAGCCAGCTCCAGAACCAGAAACTCCCGAAACAGAAAAGGAAGAAGAAGTAGAAGATAAACCTGAAGAGGAAGAAGACTCTACCGAACTTGAACCTGAATCTGAAGAAGAAGAATCTGATGATAAAAAAGTATATGGCAAACGAGCTGAAAAACGCATAAAGCGTTTAGTAAAACAGCGTAAAGAACTACAAGAAAAGCTTGAAGCACTTGAAGCAGAAAAACAAAAGTTTCAAGAAGAGCGAGAAGAACTAGCTGGTAGAACTGCTGAGTCTGAACTAGAAGCTGTAAAGCAATATGGTAATAGACTAAAAGCTCAAGAGAAAGAAATACTAGCTACTTTAAAAGATGCTAAAGCACAAGGTGATGTAGACAGAGAAATAGAAGCAACAGATAAACTAGCTTCTGTAAAAGCTGAAGCCTTAATTGTAAAGCAATACGAGCAAAGAGCTGGTAGAACTTCCACAACTAAAAAAGTTTCTGCTGAAGAAACTGCTAAAAAGCTAGAAGAAAAAGTAGCTGTTCCAGATAGAAGAGCTGTTCAATGGCAAAAAAGAAACTCTTGGTTTGGTGGTAATGACCAAAGCCAAAAGATTATGACTCAAGCTGCTATGGTAATACATAAGGAGTTAATAGAAGAAGGAGTTTATCCTGACGCTGATCCTGATGAGTACTATAGTGAACTAGATGCTAGAATCAGAACTGAGTTTCCTGAAAAATTTAAAGCAGAAAAGTCAGCGAAAAAAGTACAAGTAGTTGCGGGCGGAACGCGTACTTCCCCAAGTGGCAAACAAAAAGTCACATTGAGTAAATCAGAAGTAGAGACTGCTAATAAGTTAGGAGTATCTTTACAAGACTACGCGAAACAAAAAATGCGCAGAGATCAGACTGCGGGATAAGGAGTAGATGAATGACACAGGCTACTAAGACAACTCGAAATACGCGAGCATCGGGTACTCGCAAGAAAACATGGGCACCACCAAGTCGATTGGAAACTCCAAAGGCTCCAGATGGTGTACATTATAGATGGGTTCGAAATGAACTTCTGGGTGAAGATCACGCAGGTAACGTTCACGAAAGAAACCGTCAAGGATACGAACCAGTTAAACCAGAAGAGCTTGGCGTTGACTGGCAAGCGGATGTTTTAGACACAGGTAAACATGCGGGCACTGTTAGATCAGGTGATTTAATTTTGATGAAGGTTGACCAAGAAATTGCAGACCAACGAAATGAATACTTTTCTAACAAGACCAAAGCTGCAGAGGGAGCGGTCAACTCTGAGTTGCAGAAAAACAATAGCGCTGTTGCACCTATAAGCCAAGATGAACAATCCTCAGTCTCAGTAGGCGGAGGAAAACAGGCAAAGTTTGAGGACTAATAGGTACCTCCACTTTGCTAATTAACAACGGAGGTAAACATGGCAGGTTTTGGATTAAGTCCAGTTAAACATGCGAAAGGCGGACTTGTTAGAACTAACAATTTCGTAGGTTCACAAGGTTATAGAATCGCCACTACCGCTCCGACTGCATTCTTCGAAGGTGATCTCGTGACTTTAGACGCTGGTAATATCGTAACTGATATGGCAGCAGCAAGTCCAGGCGCAGTCGTAGGTGTATTTTGGGGTGCGGAATATCAAGACAACTCAACTGGTGAAGTTAAGTTTGTTAGAAGTATTCCTAATGGCACTGTAGCTAAAGAGAAGTATAAATGTTACGTATATGATGATCCTGATACAATCTTTAAGATTCAAGCAGATCAAGCAGGCGGAGCAGCGTTAACAAGCGCAGACGTAGGTCACGTTATACAAATCGTTGCTAATCCAACAGGATCAGCAATCACACATAAATCAGGTCTTGTTGCAGACTCATCAACAGTGAATACAGGAAACGCAGGTTTCCCATTATCTATATTAGGTAGTGCTGCAGCTGATGATACTTACACAGCAACAGGAACAACAATGGACATTTTGGTGAAAATCAATACTCATCAATATGGACTAGGCGGCACTGGTGTCGCAGGTATATAGGAGGATAAACTATGGCTATAACTAGAGCACAAATCCTCAAAGAACTTGAGCCAGGTCTTAATGCTATTTTTGGTACTGAATATGACAGATACGAAAATGAGCATACCGTCTTGTTCGATGAGGAAACATCAAACAGAGCATTTGAAGAAGAAGTACTCTTCCCAGGCTTTGGTAATGCAGGTGAGAAATTCGAAGGTGCACCAGTATCTTACGCTGAAACAGGTGAAGGATATGTATCACGATACACTCACAAAACAGTTGCATTAGCATTCTCATTAACTGAGGAAGCTATGGAAGATAACTTATATGATAAGTTGTCAACCAGACTAACCAAAGCTTTAGCAAGAGCAATGGCTTCTGCAAAGCAATTAACAGCGTCTAACGTTTATAACAATGCCTTTGACGGAAACTTCACAGGCGGTGATGGTCAACCATTAGTATCTAATGCACACCCATTACAAAACGGTAGCACTGGGTCCAACAGACCAGCAACTTACGCTGACTTGTCTGAGACATCTTTAGAAACAGCATTGATTGACATTGCTGGATTTACAGATGACAAAGGCGTGCCAGCTGCAATTACTGGTAAAACATTGCACATTCCAAGACAGTTAGTATTTGTCGCTGAGAGACTTATGAAGTCTCCAAACAGAGTCGGTACTGCTGATAACGATATTAATGCAATCAACAACATGGGTATGTTACCAGGTGGTTACTTCATTAACCACAGGTTTAATGATACCGATGCTTTCTTTATTAGAACTGACTGTCCTAACGGAACAAAGATGTTCAATAGAGCTGCATTAACAACTAAAATGGAAGGTGACTTTGAAACAGGTAACGTAAGATACAAAGCCAGAGAGAGA